TCAAGGAACCGGAAAGGTAAGGAGAGTGAGTTGGCTCGGTCAAAGCGTTCTGATTTGCATTGGTTTGCGAAGACGTACTTGGACATGGACCTGTATCCTTGGCAGGTGGATGTGTTGAAGGAATTGAATTACAAGGAGAGCCGTGTGGCGTTGAAAGCTGCGAATGGTAGTGGGAAGACTAGTATGGTGGCGGCGATAGCGGTGTTGTGGCATGTGATTAGTTTTCCGGATAGTTTGGTGGTGTGTACTGCTGGGGTATACCGGCAGGTAGAGGCTGCGTTATGGCCTACGTTGAAGAGGTACGTGCAGCAGTTGACAGGGGGCGAGGGGTTTGAGGTTACGCAGAGTGGGTTGCGGTTTGTGAATGGGGCAAGGGCAATTGGGTTTAGTGCTAGTGACCCGCACAAGGCGGAGGGTTGGCATAGGCAGGGGGAGAGTAACAATCTTTTGTTTATTGTGGATGAAGCGAAAGGCATCCATGATGATGAGATATTCCATGCGGTTGAGCGTTGTCAACCTAGTCGGTTATTGGTGATGAGCAGTCCGGGTGCGGCTGCTGGATTCTTTTATGATGCGTTCACGAAACAGCGTGAGCGTTGGGAGACATTTACTGTGACGGCATTTGACTGCCCGCATTTGACGAAGGATTGGATTAGCGAACAGATTGCGACGTACGGAGAGAGCAGCCCCTTGATTCGGAGTATGATCTATGGCGAGTTCATGGATGACAGTGATGACGGGGTGGTATTGATGTTGAAGGACTTGGAGAAATGTTTGAAGGAACCGCCGGAGAAAAGGGACGGGATGAAATGTGCGTTTGTGGATTTTGCGGCGGGCGGTGATGAATGTGTGTTTGCATTGCGGGAAGGCAATGAGGTGACAGTGATGGAGACCTGGAAGGATCGCGACACGAACAAGAGCATAGGTAAGTTATTACAGTTGTTTAATAGTTACGGTCTGGTGGGTGACGAGGTGTATGGGGATGAGGGTGGGTTGGGGTTGCCGATGTGCGATGCGTTGATGGAAGCGGGGTTTGACATTCATCGGGTAAACTTTGGGGGCAAACCTTATGATCCGAGATACACTAATCGGGGTGCGGAGATTTGGCATCAGGCAGCTAGAGCGATTGAGCGGCAGGATGTGCGTTTGTTTAATGATGGGTTGTTGCATCAACAGATGGTGACGAGGAGGAGTGATGTGGGACGGTCAGGCAAGCTGGGGGTGGAACCGAAGGATCGCATGAAGGCGCGTGGATTGGCTAGTCCAGATAGGGCTGACGCGGTGTTGGGGTGCATAGCGTGTGGCGGAGGGATAGGCGGGTCTTGGGAATATTATGAGAGCATTAGCCGTCCATCACTGGGCGAGTTGTATGATGAAGCGGAGGCTATAGCTGATTCAATGTCTGTCCCGCCGGGGATGGAGGTTGGGTGGTGAGATGAATAATTTATTTGCCAGTGGTGTCACATTGTGTTACGGGGAATTGAATGAAGGTTGTTAAGGAGAAAAAGGTTAAGCGTGGGGGCGTAACTCCGCAGGGCCAGACAGTGCCAACCAAGGCGGATATTAAGGCGGGGAAGATTGAACCGCGTGGTCGCAACCGTGGAAGGGGAAGATAAATGGCAGGTAACTGGATTCAAAAGGCGAACATTAAGAAGGGGGCATTCACAAGGAAAGCCAAGGCAGCAGATAAGTCTGTCGGGCAGTATGTGAAACAAGTCCTGAAACCGGGTTCCAAGGCAAGCGCGAAAACGAAGAAACAGGCGGTCTTGGCCCGGACATTCAGGAACATGGCGCGTAAAGGATGAGCGAGAAGATTTATAACTTGGTGGCGGATGACATCAAGTCCCGCGTGGAATGGGAGACGCGACAGGCGTTGTGGTATCAGATGCGTAACAACGGTCTGAAGCGGAAACACAAGCCTTGGCCTAACGCGGCTGATATGCATTTCCCGTTAATAGATACCACCATCAACAAGTTGAAGCCGGGGTTCTTTCAGCAAGCCATGGGGCTTGAGGTGTTGGCTACGTTTGTGCCTATGCGAAGTCAGTTGGCGGGATTCACCACGGCGGCTGAACAATGGTTTTCCTATAAGCTCCATGAGAAGAGCAACTACGCCACGGAAGTGATGAGTTGGATTGACCATATGCTGATGGGAGGTCGCGGGGTGCTGAAGGTGTTTTGGAACCCGGACAAGCGGCGAGTGGAATTTCAGGCGATAGACCCGCTCTTTGTGATTGTTCCGCCTTGGACGAAGGGGGTGGATGGAGCCGACAGGGTGACCCATGTGTTGCCCATGAGCGAGGCGGCGTATAAACGCGCTGGCATCTATGACACGTCCAAGGCGGTCATTAACAAGATACGGGGCGGTGTGGAGGACAACGAGGGGATCAGCAATAATCTCCGTAACCGGAAGGAAATCCGCGAGGGGTTAACCTTTAGCCGTGATCGCGATCAGATCATAGTTTGGGAGGTTTATACGCGGAAGGAAAAGGACGGGGAATGGCAGATTGAAACCTTCTCACCGCAGTCACCTGAAACCAAGCTGCGCGATACCATGGCTGTACCATACGACCACGGGCAACCTCCGTTTGCCTCCTGTGAGTATGAGATCACCGATGGCGGGTGGTACAGCCCGCGTGGCGTGTGTGAGATGTTGGGAACCTTTGAGGTCAGCCTGAACAAGATTTGGAATGAAAAGATGGACTGCGCCACGTTGTTCAACCAGCCGCTCTTCAGGGCTGAACGTGACCTGCCCAACTCGGTTAATCTGCGGATGAAGCCGGGACAGATTTTGCCCTTTGGAATTGCGCCGGTTCCCATGCCGCAACCCCCGATAGATTTTGACAAGGAACTGATGCGAACACAGTCGGTGGCTGAACAGCGCGTGACTGTTCCTGATTACGGAATCAATCAGGTGATGGCATCGCAGGACAGGCGCACGGCCACGGAGATTGAATCCATCAATGCACAGTCCCAGCAGAACATGGACTTGCGGTTGCGCCTTTTCCGTCAGGCACTGGGGACGTTGTATCGTCAGGCTTGGGAACTATTGATTCAGTTTGACGGGGAAGATTTACAGTACCGTTTCCTTGAGGACAGCCTGACAGTTGATCCGGTTGCGTTGCATGACGAGTACCAGATTGAACCGCGTGGGGGCATGGATATGGTGAGCAAAGCCATGCTGCTCAACAAGGCGGTGCAACGGAAGCAGTTGTTTATGAACAGCCCATGGATTAACCAGGTTGAACTGGACAAGAGCATTCTGGAACTGGAAGACCCGTCATTGATACCGCGACTTATCCAAGACCCGAATGAGAAGGAAGGCAACGAGGTATCCGATGAGAAGAAGATTATTCCTGCACTGATGCTGGGCGAGATGATTCCGGTACAGGGCGGTCAGGACTATCGCGTGAGGATCGGGGTGCTGATGCAGTTCCTTGAGAAAACGCGGCAGGGTGGTATGCAGGTCAGCCCACAGGGGCAACAGGCTATTAGCTCAAGGCTGGGCGAATTACTCAATGCCTATGAGCAGGTGGACACGAACAATGCGAGGGCGTTGCGGAAGGACGTTGAAGAGTACCTTGTGCAGTTGGGTTTCATGCCGGACAAACAGGCGCAGGAAGCCATGGAGATGCAAGCCATCACCGGACAGGTTCCGGCTCCTGAAGCTCAAGCGATTGAGGAGACGGAAGCAGTGGTGCAGCAGGGAGACTATTAAATGAGATTCTTTAAGTTTATCCGCATGGCTTGGCGTCTATCTGGTAATCTGCCTTGGGTGGACGAGCCGGAATGGCGCGTGGATGATTCCACTGCACTACGCCAGTTTCTTTCCAGTCGGGCAGGAAAGAAGTTGAGGGCGGTTTTGTTGAACATGGTTCTGCGACAAAACGCGCACGTAGTCTCACAATGTGACACAAAGAACTTGCAAATAGAGGCAGGTTATGCAAACGGTATGAGAACCACGGTTCATACGCTGGAAACTCTGGCGAGGGAAATTGAGCCACTAGAGGAATTTACAACGGACGACCTTGGGGTCGAGCGTTCGTTGAGTTAAGACCCCACAGCACGGTCTGCCCCATGAATGCGCGGGCAGGACGAGGATAGCATTCAACAAAAGGAGCGTTTGATGGCAGAGGAAACTGGTGACATAACCGCCGACCAACTGTTGGCCGCTGCACAGGAGCATGATGCTGCTGTGGAGGCGGGTGAGACACCTGAAGTGCAGGTGTTAACTGAAGAACCGGAAGTGGAGGAAACTCCGCCACCGGAGCTACCGCAGGAGGAAGGAGAGGAAGAGGTCAGCCCTCCAGATCAAGACGCTGAAATTAGTAGTTCATTGAAAGAGGAGCAGCCCGAAAAGGTTGCCGACAAGAAGCAGAGCAAGTATGCGAAGAATCAGGCTCGCTTGGAAAAGTCTTGGACTGGTGTAAACGAGGCCAAGGAACAGAACAAGCAGCTTGAGGCCCAGTTGCAGCAACAGGCGCAGGAGTTGGAAAACGAACGCCAGCGAATGATTGCCCAGCAGGGATACCGTGATGAACACGGCCATACAGCCAAGGATTACGAGGAAGCTGCGAAAGGGTTTGATGAGGAAGGTGAGTCTGACTATGCCCAATCCGCCCGCGCCAAAGCCAAGGAGCTTGGAGCGGCAGAGGATCAGGCCAAGGCGAGCGTCTCTCAGACCCAGTATAAACAAGCGTGGGAAGCGAAGCGTCAGGAATTAATGACGCGCAACCCAGAACTGAATGACATGAGCAATCCTCTTACCCAAAAGGCACAAGCGATGCTCCAGAATAACCCGTCACTGACGGCTAGTCCTGATGGACTGGAAATGGCAGTGAAGATGGCGAGACTGGAAATGAAGTCGGGCAGCACGGAAGAGTCTGCTACCAAGCTCCTTGAACTACAGCAAAAATATAACAAACTGGAAAAGAAAACGTCGGTACAAGGCGGATTCACAGCGG